TGTGCATCAATCTCTTTGAACTCTTCATTCTGTTGAAGCTGTAGCAAGGCCAGTTGAGCTTGGGCCTTTTGCGCCGGATCTGGAATAAGTTTGTTTACAATATCCAGGACTGGACCCATGATCAGATCTAGCAAAGCCATGTTTTATCCTTTGTGAAAATATTTCCAACCACTGAAGAAGATACCAACGCAGGAGATAGCAAACCACACTGCACCAATAAATCCTTTGTATTTATTCAACTGAGCGTCAATTGATTTTACGTGTGCCAGAATTTCAGCATTAGTCAAATCTCGCAGCTCTTCACGGCCTTCAAGGGCCGCCACCCGTTCATGTAGTTCGATCATATTATACTTCTAATTTTAGTAGAATACCACCAGACATCAAATAGATAGGTTGACCCGTCATATAAAGTAATGGCCCATCAAGATTTTCATCCGGTATTTCAGGTTGTGTTACTGGCAATCCATTAGGAAAGCCCAGATTAGGTCTAGCACATCCTGCCACTGCAAAACTAGCTACGCCACTAGAACCCTCTTGTGTACAGAATGGATACTGGGGATAGGATGGTCCATCGAACTGATTAAAGGAAGTATCACTCGTAAAAGGTACCGAGATTCTTTCTTGACGTGCTCGAAGGAAGTCTTGCGGATGTCGGTTATCATAATCATCCGGACATACTAAAAGACCATCCCACCGCTTGAGCATCTCTCCGGATTTGATCTTACGATTACAGACCATACAGAAGACATTCCACTCACCATTTTTAAAATAATTACGTGGCATGGATTAACGTCTCCGACGGGCTTGAATATATCCATATGCGGATTGTGTCGACACACCAAAGACGGACAATGCTGAGAGATATACAGTTGTTGTTGAAGATACATTAATCCTTGCTGTTCCTGTTGGAAGACTTGTCCCTTGTCCAGTAGCAATAATTACATACAAAAAATTACTTGCAGCTGCAGTATTCGAATAACTGGGTGGTGTAGCGGAGACGGTATTTATCCACCCAGCCACAGCACTTTGAGTCGTAGTGCCACCAGGAGTAAATACAACTTGTCCCCACACATCCCAATCTCCTGCTGTCAAAGAGATAGATGTAACATTTGCGGCAGTGTTTGAAGTCAAAGAAACAGCAGAACCACTCGCTACGGACGAGGAGATTACTTCTCCCACTGTTCCCGCAGTTGCATTCGAAGCATTCGTTACACCGGCAATGCCGCCTGTAACACTGAGATTACCTGTGATTGCAGCGTTACCATTATCTGCAATTGTCAATAGAACCGAACTATAACCATCATTGACGATTTCAAATACACCACCAGTGGCTCTGAGAGTTTTACTGGGAGTAGTACCACCATCACCTAGAAGCTTGATACCAGCGCCATCACCTGAGTTCGATGTTGCACTGATTAGCAATTGACTCTGTGCCAAAGTCGTGGTATCAATAATCTGAACACCTTGCACCGTATTAGTACTAGTGGAATTAAATGTGGCATTAACTCCTGATGCACCTTTGTTGATATTCAAACCAGAATTTGTAAACTGTACCGTGTTACCGGTCGTAGTAGCTGTGCTGGAGATCAACCCAGCCGTACCAGCCGTACCCCATTGAATACCACCACCAGCTGTATTCTGAGGCAGTGCAAAAGCTTGTTTAGAAAAACCACCAGTTGATCCTGACAGATCAAATCCATAGGCCAAGGAGACATTAGGATTGGCGGCTTGAATCAAAGTTCCGGCAGTTAGTACAGGCCAGCTAAGAGGATAGCCTTGATTATATTCTCCGAACTGAATACCAACACTGAAACCCTGCAGAGCATTTTGGGAATCATTTACAATAGCAATGGCACAGTCTTCAACAGAACCATGGGTGGTCGTTCCGCCACTTAGATTTTCATCTGAGACTCGAAGACCATTTTTGATTAAAACAGCACTGTGTGTCTCAACATCAGCTTCCATTCCAACAGCCGCACCTACTGGACCAACAAGTCCGGAAGGTACCAAAGCTTTGGGATTCATACCGGTATAGTTACCAACCGCAGTACCAGATGCTACTGCAAGTCCTGTAATCCCAACACAACTTTTACCCGATAGGGTAGCATTAGTAGTCTGTACAACTCCCAAACCTACACGATCACCCGTACCACCCGTAAGTTGAACAGCATTCAAAAGCATCCCGTAATGGGTAACATAAGATGCTGTATAGTTCAAAGATTCTGAAATATTGATATTAACGGATGGGGTATTTGAATTTCCATTACGGCCAATATCTTCTAGATCTTGTAACCCTTCAATTTCAACTAGTGTATTGAATGTGGGATTAGTGATAGTTGGAGCATTAAACAACACAGTTAGTGGAAGACTTGTATCAGTATTGCCACCAGTAACAGCATATAACAAAGATGTGGTATTAGCTGATCCAGTTTGTGCTGGTAGTTGTGTGACGTTCTGATTAGCCATATTTATGCCACCTTCCAGATATCTGTTTGCCCATCAGTGATCGTTAATTGAGCAGTTGAGTTATTAGTGCCTTGTGTAAGTGTAACACCTGTACCCGTGGTACCACCAGCACCATTACTCAAAATAATAGTGACTGTGAAAGCACCAGTGGTATTGTTTGCATAGATCACACTACGGGTATAATTCAAACGTGGACCCGTGGCAATAGTAATCGTGAGGTTACTGGTCAAAACACCGGCAAGCGTAATAAAACGATTTCCAGGGGGAATTTGACTCCCCACTGTTTGAAGTCCTGTAGTATAACCGGTGCCACCATAAATGATACCTAGAGTTGTTACAACCCCACCACTCACTGCAGTAACTTGAACTACAGCATCATAATTACCTGAATTGACTGTGAGAATATCTCCAACAGCATAGTTTGTACCACCAGATATGATGGAAGCAATGCCAGTAATTGCACCACTAGTAACAAGAATAGCAAAAGTTAAACCAGAACCCAGTGAGTTTTGATTTATTAGACCACCAGTTAATCCACTAAAGGGAATGGTGGTACGATTGAAGGCAATAGCATTAGTAACATAGGCCGTCGAAGCTACAGCACTATTTGAACTGGATGTAGGTGCTTGGGTTCCAACGGGAATTCCAGAAACACCATTGACAAGAGTGACGGCTGAGGACATGATTAGCTCTGGCCTCCATTAAACAACATCGTAATAGTGGCAGTGCCAGTACCCGCAGTACCGATGATACGAACAGCAGCAACTGGGAAAGCATAGTTACCATCCTGGTTAGCACTCAAACCAGTGGCAGTAGAATTGTTAAACCAAGTCGGCGTGATCGCCGGATTGTAGATATCATCAAATGTGTGTTGAACAGTATAGGTAATTGCACCACCACTGACTACCACACCAAAACCAATACCAAATGAAATAGATTCATTGGTGACAGGAATCGTAACTCCATTGGCTACGCCCGTAACAGATTGTACGACTCTGCGCATTTAAAACTCCAAAAGGAAGCAGGGCCGAAGCCCTGCGATTTTATCGAACGTATTCAATTACAAAATAGAACGGACCACCAGCAGACGATGCCGTACCCGTTTCCGAGTAAGTGGCATAGATGATGATGTCGCCAGACGTTTGGGTTGCCGGAGGACGTTCCAGATTGAAGATACCAGTAACCGTATTAACGGTGGCATTCATCAAACCAGTATTGCCAGCAGCAGCCAAAACACTTTGTGAGCCAAATGCAAAGGTTGCACCTTGAGGACCAACACCTTGACCAGTCAATGTGACTACAGCAGTCGTACCAGCATTAGACGGAGTCTGAATGTAGTATCGAAAACCGAGAATCGTTGCATCAGCAGGAAGTACTGCAACTTTAAAAGCCGTAGTATTCGTGCGTTGAACTTGAAAGGGAACAAGATGGTAATCTTTACGGACAGGGTTCAATGCATCTGGATAGGACGGATTGAGCTGAACAAGGTCAGCTACGTTTTTAATACCCATTTAAATCTCCAGAAAAGAGGCAGCCCCGAAGGGCTGCGTTACATTAAACACCAGGCGAAGCATAGATGCAGCGCGGATCAGTCCAACCAAAGCTGTAACGCGAGGTTGCTTTGAAACGTGCATTTTCAGTATCGAAATCATTATCCATTTCGAATTCATCACCACGACGTTCAAACATCTTCAGACCGTTCTTCACATCCGTGCGGATGAACCATGCAAGCGGGTTAGTGAAGTAGTGGTTGAGGATGATACCCTTCGGGAAACGACCCGTTTGACGGAGAGCATTGATATCGTTGTTATCCGTACCAACCCGACGTTCCGTCTTCAAGATGCGTTCAGCTTCGAACTCAAGTTGAATCGGGAGAATCAGTGATTCTGGACGCACAGCAATACGCAGACCACGGTCATTCGTGAAGTTGGCAATATCGATACAAGCCTGTTCGAGCGCAGCCTCAGAGAGGTCAGCAGCCGTCGAGATTTGATTCGAGAAGGTACCACCAGCAAACAACGGGTGAGCCGAGTTGATCATCGAGACACCATCGCCGCCAACATAAGATGCATTGAAGCCACGGTTGTAAACGTTAGCACCGTTCACTTCCTTCGTTTGACGAACGCTGAAAGCCAGACCTTGTGCCTTACGCTGGCCGACCACATCATACTGGTCATCTTCCATGATTTCTCGGGTGATGATAAACCCGATAGCATAGACGATGTGGGTATAACGAGTCGTGAAGGTTTGGTTTTCCGAATCGTACGTGATCGGAGAACCTTCCGGCTTAACCGATGCAAGACCGAACGAAGAGATACCAACATCTTCTTCATATTGCTTACGCGAGGTGAACGATTCGAACAGTTTATCCCATTCGACCGGATACTCGTCATAAGCCTTGCCCCACCAAGCATTTACGCCAGGCCAGAGGGCTTTAGCAAAACTAGAACTATTAATAATACCAGGCATTTTCTATTCTCCTTGTGATTAGACGCCAGCCGTACCGGTGCCACCACTGTATTGGTGATTGTTCAAACTCACCAAAATCTTGTAGTTTGCCGAGGTAATATCATTGTCAACGGCCTGGACAGCACCCATGACTTTGACTTGGTTAGTAGCCGACGTGCCGTAAGCACTGACATATTGACCGGAGTTACCAGTCACAGTCGAACCACCACCATCGGTAACAACACCATTGCTATTCAAGTCCGTCGGAGTCGGAGCGACACCCGATTGAACTGCAAACACAACGGTCGGATCATCCACAACCAGAACATACACTTGAGTGGAAGCCAGACGATATTGGGGGCTATTCAGGTTCAGGGGGTTAATCATGAAACCAACAGCAACACCAACCACCGGATTGCTTGCACCAATAGTTGCCTTAGTAATACCTTGGGTACCACCCACATTACCTTGATACGGGGTGCTACCCGGAGTATCCGTGATAGCAGCCAAAGTCACCAAATCACCATTGAAAATGGGAGTGGCATCGCTAGACGAGGTGACATAGCGATTGACTTGGCCGTTCCACGGAGAACCGTCGAAATGCTTTACGGGACGGAAACCGTTAATACGACTTACGTTAGCCATTTATAAATCTCCAAAAATTAAGATACATAGATGGCTAGGTAAGGTTTAAACTCTTCGACCAGATCGATCAATTCGGATTTCACCATATTCGCCATCGTTACGATTAGGATGCATCGTTTCTTCTGAGGCTCGATTGATCTCTTCATAATGATCTTGAATCTCCTGGAATTCTTCCTTCGAGATCTTCATCACATATGCTTTGAGACCACTCCCACCATCCACAATCGCTGAAGCCAACGAACCAACCTCACTTGCTTGTTCAGCACGGAAGTTACCCGTATCTACTTCATCATTTGTGCAGAGTTGCCATCCATGATATTTATACGTTGATACATTGCCTGGAGTATCATTGACCCAACGATATTCAAAATTCGGATCTTTGCCTTCCAGATGCAATCGAGGACGTGCCCCAACCGGAGTACGTTTTGGGCGTGCACTTGCTGCCCCTACTGCATTGTCTTGATTTGCGATTTTACGGTTCATGGTAATTAATCCCTCTGGGGTTATTGTTTCTCTTTCACTGCTTTAAGTTGAGCAATATACTCTTCCTTGGTGAGCACCTTCTGGTTGACCAGGGTGTTCATAATGGTCCTCTCGGTATCTGTCAATTCATAATCAGAGTCAGACTTCGTTGAGGGACGTCCACGGACTCCTTCAACTGCACCAGCCCTTTCCCGATTAGGATTAGAGAACTTTTCTTTAAATCGATCTTTTACTTCGACCTGTAGGGCCTTAAGAACTTCACGAGGAGATTTACCTTCCTCAGCCAGTTCCAGACCACGAGCATCTGCCCAACCACGCATTGCTTTGTTATTCTCATACCAGGAGTTATTCGAGATCCAATTTTGGAGTTCCGGATGAACTTCTTGGGGAATAGGTTGCGCGACTTGTTGATTCGCAAATTGTCGTTGTTGGTCTTTCACGAGATCCAACTTATCGTCGATCTCTACAACTCGGTCTGCATCTCCTTCAGCTAGAGCAGTCTTCTTTTGAACCTTAAGGGCTTCCACTGCACGAGCATATTCGACTTCACGAATCTTGGCATTATGTTTAGCGAGTTCAGCAAGGGCTCGCTTGGTTTCCTTGATTTCCTTGGATTGGGATTCAATCTTGCGGAACAATTCACCACGACGAAGGAATTCACCTGCGTCTACCCATCGTTCTACATCACCATCAAATTCAGCTTTCGGTACCCAACCTTGTTGAAGAGCTTCTTCCTGAACCGGGGTAAGAGCTTCACCTTGGACTTCAATACCAGTGTTGCTTGAGGGATCTTGTACTTTATCAGTCATCTTGTTTCTCCTGGTGATAGCACAGGATATCTTCATCATTCAAGATAACTACTTCAGCATCTGTGCCTTGGTCTTTAACAGCTTTGCCACTATGTCGAGCATATGTTACTAACATTCCAAGCTTTACCGGAATATCTAGATCATGTTTCTTTACATAGTCCAGAAAGGCAGTAGGCCCAATATCAATAACATAACCTTGATCGATCTGTGTATGGCGATACTTGGATTCTTCTGTTCGACCAAGTTCCATACCCAACTCTTTCAATCGTGCTTCAACTTCATCATAAACTTCAAGTTCAACCGGCTTAACAACTAGCCGATGCAAAACAGCTTTAACTGTCATTTTCTACATTCT